ATAATCGTATTACAAAAAGTTTTATTGAACGTAGATTGCGAAGGATTCATTCCACCAGCCATAACTTCGTGACCGTGTAGTAAAAGCAAATCAGCTATTTCTATTCCTTGCCAGTCTGGAACAAAAGTCATATTAAGCTTATCTAATCTAAAGAAATACTCAAACTGCATTTCGTGTAATTGACTAAACTCTTCTGCTTGTTCGTTTAAATATCTTTGCCATCTATTCTCGTGATTACCCATCTTATAATAAATAGGTATTAAAGGGAATATATCTCTAATTTTTTGTAAGAAGTTTCTGCCCATTTCTATCTCTCTAGGCACGTCTCTCATATCTTTTTCCTTCTCGTGACGGCTTAGACCATAAAAATCGAAGACGTCTCCCAGCATTATAAGGGCATCTATTTTCTGTTCTTTTAAATATTTAATAGCACAGGTTAAAGCTTCTAAAGAATGATAAGGTACGTGTATGTCCGATATTATTCCAACTTTATTGAAGTCTTCTGTAATTCGTAAACTTGTATATTCCTTACCAATACTCTCTTCAAATCCGAAATTATCAAGCTCATCTAAGTTAAAGGATTCTATTTTAACAGCTGGTCTATTTTGTTTCCAATGCTCCGACCTTTTAATTACAGAGATATCCATTCTAGTTAATGCCTTGTGAAAATTAATTACATCTTTGTAACCATAATTTTCCCAATTCTCACGCTCAAAATCAGCACGAGTCATATTAGTAGAATAGAAATGCTCTTTAATTACTTTAGCTAATTCGCTATTTGATTGCATTTAGTCCAAATTTAAGATATAAGTAAGCTACTAAACCAATAAACTCAATAAGTAATAACCAAACTACCCACATAGGTACAACTTCTTTAATTACTTCTTTATCCTTATATTCAATCCATTTAACTTTAGAGTTTCGATAATTATTTTCTATCTCATTACGCATAGAATCTAAATCAACTTGAGCTTGAATATTGCCACCTATCGAACGAATAATAACTTTTCCTTGTGGTATTACTAACTTACTATAAAAGTTGCTTAAAAGTCCACTAGAATCGCAAGGACTTACTATAGTCATTGTATCGTGAATAGCTTTAAATTTCTCTATAGTTTTCACGGTTTGTATAGTATCTATTCTAACGAGTTCTTTATACTCAGTAATAGATTTACTAGGCTTGCACGATATAAACGTAACACAAGCCAAAAGAATGATGAATTTTTGCATATTATGAGAAATAAATGTTAGCTTCTGCTTGTCTTCTTAGAGTTAATCCTTTTAATACTGTTCCATTAGATTTATTCCATTTAAGAAATTCATCTGCAATTGTTACATCTTTTGGATTTAAGTTTACTTTTTTTATTAAAGTAGATTTTTGAAGAGCACCGGTGCCTAGATTATAAGCAAAAGAAGTGAGTGCATCGAAGTTCCCTTGAGATATGTCATCACGGCAAAATGAGTCAACCGCTTTTTCATAAGATACCAATAAGAATTTTAGAAGTTCTTCAGCTTTTTCTTGAGTAATAGCTGGGTCTGTTAATTTAACTTTTGTACCATCTGGGTAATAAGTGTTTCCGAAACCTAGAGTGGGAATACCTGCTGGACACAAATAAGGTTTAAGTTTTAATCCCTCAAACTGCTTTATTAGGTCTAGTCCTTTTTGGCTTAATTTCGTTATTTTCATCTAATAGATTTAGTTTGGATTTAAGTGATGAGTTCTCACTTTTAAGACTATTTACTTCAGCTGTTAAAATATCTATTTTTTCTGATAGTTCTTTTACTTTGTCTGTCATATCTTGAGCTAATTCTCTCCAGATTTTAATCGCCTCATTTGTATTCGACAACTCCCCTCCTTGTATGTCTACGTTCTCTTTTTTGCGTGTGCTAAAATAAGTTGCAATTGATGCAATAGTAGCTGTAAGAATATTTGTAAACCAATCGGGAAGGGAGTTAAGCACCGCTAATCTTTTTTAAGTTTGTGTAAAATTTGAGCCTTTGCAATGATAGCGAAATTTTCATTATCCTTAACAAAGTTTTTAAATGTTTCTTGGTCGCTAGAATCTAAGTCAAGTACCTCCCCTTTGTTTAGTGCTACCGCCCAATCCCAAAACTTTAAGGCATCACCTTTAGATTGTTGAACCAAAGCACTAGCTACTAACTTACCAGCGTTAGCATTCTCAATAGACTTACCATCTAAGTCTACTAAGTTAAAGTTTAAATCTATTTTCATTTTTTTGTTGTTTGTTTCACTATAAACGCAATTAGATATTTTTTGTTTCTAAATTTACCAAGGCAATGGATAAGCAACAATTTTTGGGTTAATCTGATTCTCAATCTGTGCATCAAGGTTTGCATTCAATGCCTCTACATCATTACCTGCATCTAACCATCCACACACTTGTTCAAATGTTAAATCTGGATATGCAGTGAAGTCTGTCTCTGATGGTGTAGTACAACCCATTGCACCATACACGTCCGAAAAATATGTCTTGTCACCATCTACTGCTACTGCATTTCTTCTCCAATGAACTGTTACCACTACATCTGTTAATCCATCTAATGAGGGTGCTGTATCCATTGAAGATACGACCCATTCGTAAGTTGTTGTCATATTATTTGTTTTCTAGAATTTTTACTTTTTCAGTTAGTTCCTTAATTGCTTGTACCATTACTGGCACGATTTTAGAATAATCTACGCTTTGCATTCTATCGCCATCTTTTATACCAGTTACTGCATAAGGCAAAACATCTGCAAGCTCGTGAGCTAAAACTCCATCCATACGGTTATCAGAAGACTTCCATTTATAATCATAAACCTTAATTTTATTTACAATTTCTAGACCATTAATAGATTTTAAATCTTCTTTAAGTCTATAATCAGAAGTCATATTATATGAAGTGGTTGTTCCATTATATGTAATAGAACCAACAGCTGTATAAGTAGAACCACTTGAAAATTCAATAAAATATCTTGTTCCGCTTGTAGCATTATTCCAAATAGAAATAGCTTGTTGTGAAGCTGAAGTAGATAATACTCCTAATGGAGCTCCTGCTATAGCACTCGTAGTTCCTATGCAAACTGCTCCCCCGCTAGTAATCCGCATACGTTCGGATAACGTACTATTATTCCAATAATTAAATGTTATATCAGGATTTGTTCCTCCTCCTGCATTTGACCAATTAATCATTGCTTCTCCTTGTCCATTGGATTTATTCCATCCAAAAGACATACCTTGTAAATAAGGAGGATTTTGTAAAGCAGTATTTGCATTTGTAGCTACATAACCCGTGCTAGTAATCCGCATACGTTCGGAGCCGTTAGTGTTCATAGCTATTACATTAGCTCCACTTGCACTAATTGTATTTGTTCCTACCGTTTCAAAAGTAGAACCACTAGAATCTGCGTATAAATAAGTTCTTAAAGTGTCACTCGTGGCAAGGTTAAGAATTGCACTTGAAGTACCGTTAATAGTTGTAACAGTTCTATTTGCCGCAGTTTGTTGTAGCGAACTCGTTCCGATGCCTACTGAGCCAGCGGAAGTGATAACCATTTTAACACTTGAAGGACTAGAAGTATTACTATTAGACTGATAGAATCTTAAATCAGTTTCATTAAATAATCCCCAAGAGCTATCTGTTCTTGTTAATGCAAATTGTGAAATATTACTATTTGAAGCTCCATCTACTACTAGCTTACTCGCCGTAACACTACTCGCAAACGTGGCTGCTCCTGTGGATGCTATTGAAAATCTTACCGCACCGTTTACTCCAAATTGCATATTGGTAGGTTCTGTATAAATAAAACCATACCTAGTTACTCCATTATTGCTAAAAAAGTTTAACGTTGTTGCATTGTCAGCTGAACGACCTAATAAGTTTAATGAATAAGCCGTTGAATTATTTGCAGTTATTGAAACGATATCGCTAAACGTAGCACTTGTACCGCTTAAAGCTCCCGTAAGTGTGCCTCCGCTTAAAGGTAAGTAAGAGCTTAAATTTGAAGTAAGAGCTAAAGTACCGCTAGCTGATGGAAGAGTATAGTTATATCCAGAAGTGGAAGACAAACTTGCAGCAGTTAAAGAGCTAGAAAAATATCCAGTTCCTACAACTGATACATTTCCAGTTGCATAAATTGCAGCACCTGCACCACTTTGAGAAACTACTAAAGAATTAAAAGAACTATTATGAGTAATATATAAAGCATTTGTTCCTGAAGCTCCAGAAATTGAAACATAACTAGCTCCAACAGTTCCACTTAAAACTGCGCTAGTTCCATAAATAGTAGAACTAAATGTCTTTTGACCAGCAATTGTCTCATTACCAGTATTATGAACTACCGAAGAATCTAAAGCATAGGTGCTATTATCATAGCTTATAGTTGTACCCGAAATTTTTACAAATCCAGTTCCACTTAATGCTGCTTGCTTTCCGTTAAAAGTTGTCCAATCAGAAGAGCTTAAAACTCCTCTATTGGTAGCTGAAGCAGTAGGAACGTTTAACGTTATTACTGGTGTTGTTGTTCCAGTTGCTACTGAACTAGATAAATCTGTTCCAGTAGTTCCTAAAGTCAAAGCAGCTACTGAAGTAACTGTTCCTAAATTTGCAGTATATGAATTTGGATTGCTTGCTAAATAATAGCTATTTGTATCAAGTGCCAAAGTTCCTACTCCAGTCATCTTGATGAATCCTAAAGATGAATAAGATAATCCAGCTAGAGCAGTTAAGTTACCAGCTAATGGCTGACCACCTAGGCCAGATAGCGTATAGGTAGGAACGTTTAAAACTCCAGTAGATGAATTATAAGTTGCAGAGCCATTTGAGCCAGTAGTGGTTAAAGAAATCGCTGCTCTTGCTAATGCATCTGTATACTGAGTAATTGTCGAAGCAATTGAAATAGAACCTGCTCCATTTGTAATAGCAATTCCAGTACCTGCACTTAAATTAGCTTTACTTAAAGTATTTCCGGTAGAATTTCCAATTAATAATTGACCATCTGTATAAGTAGATTGTCCTGTACCTCCTCTATTAGGTTGAACTACGTTACCATTCCAAGTAGCACTTGTTATTGAGCCTGCATAATCAAAAGTATTTGTTGACCAAGAAACATTTGATGGTGCTTGAAAATGTCTATCCCAAGAACCAGCTGCTATTGAATTATCTGTTAATTCGACTTGAGCATATCCTCCAGATGGAATTGAAACAATTAACGTGTTAGAATTATTATTAACTGTTATTGCTCCACTAGATTGATTATTATTAAATACATAAACTGCACCTTTAGGCAAAGTTGTCGCATCTGGTAGCTTAATTGTTTGACCTCCAGAACCACTAACTAAATATGAAGGAACTGAAGCAACTGTTAAAACTATTTGAGTTCCCGAAGCAGTTACTGCACTATATCCATTAAAAATATTATTAACTGTAAGATTATTACTGCCTAAGTTTACATTAGTTGTAGCACCAGTATAAGGAACTAGAGCATTTAAAGCATTTTGTAAATCAACTTGAGAACTAAGAGTACCAGTAATTGCACCCCAAACCGCACTAGAATCTTTTATTTCGATATAAGCTGAACCAGACCAACGATAAATAAGATTTGTGGCTAATACTACATATATCTTACCTTGTTCACCAGTAACTGGTAAAGCTGAATAAGTAGCAACTTCAATAACATCATCAACAAAGCTAGGTAATTGACTAGATGGAACTAAACCACCAACTAAATCAGCTTTTAATCCTAAAGCAGTATTTAAATCAGTTTGATTAGATAAAGTTCCAGTAATTTGACCCCAATTAACTCCAAAGTTTCCAGTTAAGGAATTTATATTGATTTCAACAACAGAAGGAGTAACATTTAAAGTTATGTTCTCTCTATTGTCTATAATATTGACATCTATTACATCATCTGCACCTTGTGAAGTAATCTGTATTAAATTAGTCGTTTCGGTTACTATGATATCTACAATATCTTCCATTTGTTATCGAGTTACTTCTGGTGTTACATTAAATCCGCCTTTTACGTATGTCTTTACTTCTCCAGTAGATAAAGTAAATTGAATATCATATACATAATTGTAAACTTCAATGTCGATTATTTGAGCGTTAATCTTAAACTGACCTAAAGTAGGTGATGTAATTGTTATACCTGCTGAACCTACAGAAGTTAAAGAAAGTACAGGACTAACATCGCTATAATTCTTTCTAAGTTGCATCTTAATAGTTGCACCTGTTAGGTTTATTGCTACTGTATTCTTTTTAACCTCAAAGGCTACTTCGTTAAAAGTATCACCTTTAGTATGCGTGAAATTAAGAGCCATAATATTTTAATTAATTACCTGTGATGTTAGTTGAACCAGAGCTTGAAACATTATGAGATTTACCCCAATTTATTATATTATTTACATAAGCTTGACCCCAACCTATTGAATTATTTTTTGAGCCTTGCCCCCAAGTTTCAGCGATTGTCATTTTCTATTTTTTTAAGATAAACTTTTAATTTAATAACGTTAGATTTCTTAGGCTTATAAGTACCAGCCATTGAAGTCCGATTTTTTATCGGGGAACATATCTGCATTGCTATTAGTGTTATATTCTGGATAACTAGACATATTAAAAGACATATAATCGGTAAAACGACGAGTATAGTGTTGAGCTATTGAACGCTCTTTCTCAACTAAATAGTCTACTTCAGCTTTATCTACGTTTTGAGAGTTCTCACTATTATGCTTAAATACTCCTTTATTAGCTATAGTATATGCAGCAAAAGGTAAAAATTCTACCATAGACCAATGAATAACCATTGGTTTAATATACACATTTAAAAGCATCGTATAAGGAGTAGTTAAATTTGCATTTACGATACCATCATTAATCTTGTTAAATAACTTAGTTCCTAGATATCCTTGAATGTGAGTATCTTGAGCAACTTTAACCCATTGAATAAACTTATCAACATCTAAATTACCACTAATTGCAGTAAATTTAACAATGTCATCACGACTTACAAATAATGCTTGTGCCATTTCTTATTTTGGTAAAAATCCTTTATTCGGCATATTAATTGGAGCCGTATAAACTAACATATTATTTGTTGGCAAAATCTCGCCAGATTTACGAGCTTGTGCTGGTGTTATTTCTTGTGCTCCTTTTCTTCTAGGGTCTGTAAAACGCTTATAAGTTTCTCTAGTCCAAAAATGGTGACAAGCTCCACCACCTTTATATAAAAAGATGTCATAAGTATCTGCACCATTTGGGCCCCAACCCGGATTAGTATTTGCTTTTTGACTCATTAATTCAATATCCTCTTTACGATATAATTTATTAAGTTGAGTCATTTTTTTGCAAAATTCTCTAGACTTATCTGTAGTTTGTCCTGTATATCTATAACGAGAAGCATAAAGTTTACCATCTTGTGAACTTCCTAAGTTTGGTCTTGCTACTCCAGTTGTTACAAATTCCCAAGCTTTTGATAACAAAGATTTTTCCGGGTTATTTAAGGCTTCTAATTCTGCATCTAAGCGAGCTTCATCTTCATATGATACTTGTCTACTATCAATCAATTCCCACTCATTAGGGTCAAGTTCTTCACCAAATTCTTCAAGATTTAACTCATCTAAATGCTTTGATAATTTAACACCTGTTTCTTCCTCCATTGTATCCGAATCCATTATAGGATTTTGGTCAATAAACTCTAAAGGTTGTAAAGTCTTAAAGTAAAGATTTAAACTAATTTGATTAAAGGCTAATATCTTATCAATAGCATCTAATACCGTACCTTGTTTAGGTCGTATAGTCATATTATCAAACAAAATAGAAGCATTCTTTAACTCATCTGCATTAGAGCTAAATCCATTACTAGAAGGAATACCAAAAAGTAAACCACTTGTTACACTATGTCCTAATAAAATCTTTCCACGAGACTCTTCACTTAAATAAGTATAGTGAGCAGGGGCATCATTTAAAGGAACATTATCAATAGTTGTCTTTTTAGTCTCATCGCTATTAAATGAAACTACAATTTTAGCACCACTAGCACCTGTTAATTTACGTTTAACATCTGCTGCCTGTATAGCCATTTTCTCCTCGTCTGGAACTCCATTATTAAAGTTAATAACTGAAGTTGGAGAAAATCCGTTTTGTACATCGTTAATTAAATAGTCTGCAATATCCTCTTCTAATTTAGTATAAGGCAAAGCACCAATATAGTCAACGTTAGAATAATATTTTTGACCTACACTATAATCACGAACAGGAAGTATTTCTAATGTTTTATCTCCATAGCCAAAAGCACCAATACGTTTAGGAACAAAGTTTTTAACATCATCCCAGTTATCAGAATAATAATACCCAGTAATTTCGCCCTTCTCATTACATTTCTCAGCTCTAATTAATTGCGCAGGAGCGTGTTCTACTCTTAAAATCGCATCCTTAGACTTATTATAAATTACTTGAAAATATCCTTGACCTAAAAGCTTATAGTCCGTAATTACGCATTTTAAGACATCTGGTCTAAATAACATCTTCATTTGAGCATACTCATTCGGCTTCTTATTTGAATCTGTAGCATCTAAACCACGACCATATATTAACTTAACAATCGAATTAATAACCGAATTATTAGTAGTCGAATTATTATAGCGATTTATTAAATATTGAAAATAGTCATTATCATCTCCAAAATTAACCCAAGCATCTTTTTTAGATTCTATAGATTGAGGAGCTTTATGCGATTCAAAATTAAAAACGTGAACGTTACTCATAGAAAATTATGTTTTGTTCGTTTTGTACATATTGGTCTTTATTTACCGTATATGTTCCGATTGTTTGATTAGTACAAAAAACCTTATCACGATAGATTAATTCATTATCTTGTTGAATTACCATCGTATAAAAATGCCCTTCTTTTAAAGCTAATATCTTTGAGAAAGTAAGATAGTATGAAACTTGAGTACAAGTAATAGAATACTCAGTTGTAATATTAGTTGTTTCATTAGTCAATAATAGCCTATTGCCCGCATTTCTACGAGTTGGCACAAATTGCACCGTTTGAGCCGTACCAATTTCTTTTAAAACTATCATTAATCTATAAACGCTTTTTAATATCTTTTGTTTCTAAATGAAAAAGGGTAGGACATCAGCCTACCCAGTTTCAAACCTCAAACAACAAAACTAATTATGAACCAGATGTAACAGTAAATCCAGCAGCAGTTAAAGTTGTAGACATAAAGTTAGCAGGTACAGGCTCTTGACCAGTTAAAGTCAAAGTGTAACCACTTAAATCACCTAAAGCAGCTCCAGTTACGATAGTTCCACCAGAAACTTCCATACCGTGAGTTAAGCCACAATAGAACAAATTACCATTATTATCTTCAACAATAATTTGAGGACGTCCGTAAGACAAAAGCTTGATTTGCTTATGGTCTACAACAGTCAATTTTTTTAATGTTAAATTTAATGTTTGCTCGAAAAATGTAGTACCATTTTCACGAGAAGAGTTAATAGTTTGCTCGAAAGAACTATTTCCCTTTAAGTCATACTTATAAGCTGTAGGTGTACCTGTAACAGAAGCAATAGCATCTGTATTTGTAGCATCATAAGTAAATCCCGTAGCTTTGCCATCGTTTACAAAGTACACGGCTTTAAGACCGCCGGTACTGGTTTTACAAGGCTCAATTCTCCCTAAAGAAATATCGCAAGGCATATTGAATAATTTAAAAGATTGAAAAATAAGCACCCCGAATTAACGAGGTGCTATTAAAGCTAATTAGTTAGCTGTGTTAGTGATACCATAAGTAACGATATCTTCTACTGTTCCGTATTGAACACCAGCAGTTAAGCGCATTACAACACGAACGTTTTCAGAACCATCAACATCAGCCATATCAATAACCTTTACTGAAGATGAATCCATATCAGCAAGAACACCTGTACCGAAGTATAAGTTTTCTTTGATTGTAGCTAAAGCAGTATTGTTAGCCAAACCATTTGCTACAAAGATTTTAACACCATCAAAAGAAAGAGAACCATTGTTATACCATTGAGTTCCCATTGCGTTAGAACCATTAGCTCCCAATCCAGATGCACCAAAACCACCTAAAGCACGAACATAAGCACGAGCAATGTTTTGAGAAACATAAAGATAAAGACCATCCTTTCCATAAAGAGCAGCAGGGATAGCATCAACAATCTTACCTAATTCAACAATTACGTTAGAAGCAGTAACTGTAGTTCCAGCAACTTCTTGAGCAGTAGGTAAACCAGCATCAGTTAATAACAATGTCATAAAACCATTGAACTCACCAGCGTTAGCAGTAACACCAGACCAAATGTTAGTCTCATTCTTTGCAGCAACTTTAGCAGCTACGTGAGCTACTAAGAAATCAGCGAAAGATGTAGGCAATACATC